CGGCGGACTACCTCGTTTCCGTCCAGCCCAAGGCGGTTCATAAGACCGGCCTGCAGACCAAGCCCAAGCATTCCGGCGCGGGTCGCCACCTGTTTCACGCCGCGACCGGCATCAGACATCGACTTGTCGAATGCCGTAAATGCGCGGGCAGCAGGTGACATCCCAGTTGTCGGGGCAAGGGCGCGATCTGAGACGCCGGTCAACTGCGCGACAGTCTTAGGCTTGGCCCTAGAGCGCACCGTGGTCTGCACATTGCTAAAGTCGGGGCGACGCATCGCGTCAAGACGACGGGCAATTGCAGTCGCTGCCTTCGTGTCTCCGGCAGCATCCGCGGACCTTAGCGCCTGCATGAGTTCTTCCCGCGAGTAGTCAGCCATGTCAGCGCCCCAGATACTTGCGAATCAGCGCGTCATCTTCATCGTCGGATGTTGGCGCGGATGGCTGCGCGGCCTGCGGCGGGACCGCCCGCCCGGCCATGCTTCGCAACTGCGCTTCCGCCTGCTTGCGCGCTTGCACTTTCTGCGCAAGGACCAACGGACTGTCGCCGGGCTGCGGAAAGTAAACGCGAATTTCTCGCGCCATTTCTTCATCACCAATGACCGCGCCCGACTCCTTCCTGAGCTTTGCTCTCACCCAATCCTCTTGAGCCTGCCGGTACTGCTGCCCCTCCGGAGTCTGCAGCCGGTTGAAAAGAGGCCCGACCACGCTAAGGCCAGCATTGTTAGCGCCGACGTAATCCCGGTAACTGCCGGGCGTATAGCCTTTCGCCTCGACCTGCGAGAGCGTCTGACTTGCGGCCTCCATTCTTTGCAGGTAGCCGAAGGCCGCGCGCTCGCCCTCCGTAGGCGCTTTGCCCGTCACTGCGTTTGCAGTTCGGCGCGCCTCCGCCTCTTGCCGCTGCAACTTTAAACGCTCGCGCTCCATGTCGAGACGCTCGCGCTCGGCAGGGGAAATTTGCTGCGGCTTAGGCTGTAGCTGCTGGGGCGGCGCGCCCGGCGGGGCATTGGACGCTAGAGCGTCAACGGCGCCCGGCCCGGAATTATAGGCTGCAAGCGCCAAGTCGGGACGACCCGGGTAGCGCCTAAGCATCGCAATCAAATAATCCCTGCCGAATCTTACATTTTCTTCCGGGGAGCCATCCCGCAGCGGCGTAACGCCAAAACCCGGATCGCGCCCCGTCGCCGGCATAACTTGCGTAAGGCCACGCGCGCCCTTTGGGGAAACAGCGTTAGGGTTTCCTCCGCTTTCCTGCCGTATCAGATGCGGGAGCAAAACTTCAGCGGCCTGCTCTGGCGACAAGTTGGGGTCTAGGCTTCCAGCGCGACCGAGAATGCTTCGAACGTAGTTGTCAGTTTCTTCCGGCCCGTAATCCATCCCCTGAGGCGCGGGCGGCGGAGCAGCACCGCCAAGCTGGACCGGGGCGGCGCGCAGGTTGCGGCGGTCAACTCCGTAGAACCCGCCATCGCCTTCAAGAATTTGCATGCTCGGGTCCGCTTTGCCGACAACGCGCGTAGACCCATCACGCATCAATGCAACCATTTCGCCTTGGTCATTGATAAACCGGGACTGGACATTGTTTTGCTCGTTCCCGCCGAAAGAGTTCACCAGCGCGCTAGCGAACTTCAAAGACCCCTCTTGATCTTCCGGTGTCGAAAGATCAGCCGGCATCCCGGCGAACTCCGGCCGGGTCGAGAGTTTGCTGTGCACAAAAGCCCACGCCTGTGGGGACCGCGTTTGCGAGTACACCTGCGCCGCGCGGACAACCGTCTCCATGTCGTCGTCCTGTTGCTCGCGCGCAAATTTCTGCGCCTGCATGCCTGCGGTCGGGTCCGCTTGGTACACCTGAGAAAGCGCGTTGGCGTCGCCTTGCGTCGCGCCTTGAAAGTAGCGTTCAAGCGTGGATTGGCGGCGGCGCTCTCTCCCTGCTGCAAAGCCTCGCTCCGATGCGCCAGCAAAATCCGGCAAAAAAAGATTAGTCATGGCCCGCCCCTCATGCCCTGCGAACGATTGTAGAAATACCAAGCGTTTTGCAGCCCGTTCTGGATGGCTGCATTTGAATCATAGGTCGATTGCGCGCGCTGCTGGGCAGCGTTCTGCAGATTCGCGCCCATGCCGGAAGCATACTGCATGCCTTGACTGCCCATCTGCGTAGCCTGAGCCTGCCCACGGCCTGACAGTTGCATCAGGTCCGAAAGGTGCGAGCGGTACTGCTGATCGGCCATGCCTTGCCCGTAGCGGGTCAAGGCTTTCAAGGTCGAACCGCTGTTTAGCCCGCCGCGGGCCGCCGCGCTTGATTCAACCGACCGCTGCCCCTGATCCAAGGCGAACTGATAGCCCGGAAGATTCCGCAGCCAATCCAATTCCCCGCCCTGCTGCTGTTGCTGAGGCTGAATCCGGCCTAGCGTCCCCTCTAATCGGCCTTGAATCCAGTTCGGGTCCGAACCGCTCCAATAGCCAGTTCTCCACTGATTTTGATGCTCTCTTAGCAGGTTATCCCAAGCCTGCCGATAGCGCGGATCATTGGCCATGTCGGCCCGCATGATCGGCGTCCCATCCTCGGCCCTATCGTAATACTGGCTGTTAGTCGGCGTGGTGTTGCCCAAGCCTAGAAGCGCAGCAACCTGCCGGTCAGCAGCAACAGAAGTGTTATAAAACGGCTGCTGGCGCTGCTGGTCCTGCTGATACATCCGCCACATCAGATCGTTCGACTGCTGCGCGGCCTGCGTCGCACCCTGCCCGGCGCTTTGTGCGCCGCGATAGCCAAGGTATGCGGAGCCGATGGATGCGGCTGCGCCAATCCAATTACCCCACGACATAGATAATTCTCCTCACGGGATGTTTTCCGACCCGTCAAGGTTATTGTTAATCGCCACTTCTCGAATCGCATCGATCGATAGCGTGTTTGCGCTGGCGACCGCCTGCGCCGCTGTCGCAGCCGCTTGCGCCTCAAGAACGGCCGTCTGCACTAATGAGACTGACCCCGCGACTTCGGGGACGGATGCGTCTAGGATGCCGCCGATCCGCTGAAACAGCGTTTCAAGCGCCATCCTGTATTCTCTGCCCATCGGGGGAAGCCCGGGAGCCATGGGCGTATTCCTGGGCGGAAGCCAGCCCGTTAGCCCCTTGCGCGCCGGCCTCGTCGCCCAATTCGCGGTGCCAGCGGTCGCCGCGGTTCCGACTCTCGCAATGTAATTGTCCGTCGCCATCAGTAAGGGAGCCCGAAGGTGTAGGAGCCGACTGTATGCGTATCCTGCGCTGCGTACACGCGGGGCGCGATCTTCGACACCAGACAATCAGGGGACGCATTGGTCGTGATATTGATCGCACCCCCTCCGGATGTCGCGGACACCTGAAAATCATCCGTAGTCGCGTTGACCACGTAATAAATCGTCCCGGCTACCAGCGGAGAAGGCGGAGAGGATGAGAAGAAAACAACTGTGTCATTGTTGGCATACCCATGCGCGGGAACCTTGATCGTGTTTGCAGTCAGGTCCGCCGAAAACTCGACGGGGTCACCGCCGGTCGGGGCAATAAAACGGATTGTTGATCCGGTCCAGATGGAGGCCCAAAGAACCGAGACCGCAGGAACATCAAAAACTACGGAGCCGGAAAGCGCCCGGGGCTCTCCAGCCGAAGAAAAGGCGAAGCTGCACGCTTTCGCTGCGTACGCCGGAGACCCACCGGAAACTTCGTTCGCGCCCGTCAGGCCGGGGTAGCCGCTATGCAGCTTCATCGTATCGATTGACAAGGCATTCAGCATGTCGCGCTTGGCAGATGGGCTCGCGCTGCTCATTTAGTCAAGGCCTCCGCATCCAGTGAAACGCCAAACAGCCGGACAGGCACCGGGTCAGTCCCGGAAAGCTTGAAAACACGATGGCGAGACATGCCGAGGCGTGAAGTTATCGCGCGGTTGCGATGCTCGCCGATTTTGCCCAGTTTTAGTTCTCGGTAACTGGGGAAAGAGAGCCCGCCATCATCTGACCACCGAAGCGCAACAACCGGATCGGCGCCAACGAGCGGACTACCGTCAAGCCCGACGCCCATTTCTGCGAACAATTGCAGCGCGTTGAACCTGATATTCACGCCCTCCGCCTCGATATGCGTAAAAGCACGCTCCCAGTATAGCGGATTCCCGCCATCTGAAAAAGTGCCTTTGTCAAGCCTGAAAAGCTTGTTTGTAGTCGTGTCCGCGACGATATGGCTGCCGCCTAATTTCAGATGAAATAGCGCAGACCACGGCTTAAGGTCGCCATCATCCCAGTCTGCGAACTGGGACCACTGCTGAGTCGCGATGTCATACACCCAAGTCACCCCGTCCGGGATAGTCAGGACATAAACAGGGTGGCCGTCATAGTGGTATGTGAATCCGTAAGCTTCCGATACGTTTCCGTACTTCGCAATGTCGCTTTCAATCGCGAAGTCAGACACGCTGACAGGCGCGCTGCCCACGATTTTAAACACCCTTGGGTCGCCGTTTTCGTTCCACCCCAGGTAGAAAACCGTGTTGTCTTCGGAGGCAATCGAGTATTTGGCCGCTAGCCCGTACTCAGACACGGATGTTCTTTGCACTGGCTGATCCGGGTCGCCTGTCTCCAAGTACCACTCCGCAGACTCGCTTCCAAACACCAAAAGCTCACGCTTATCACTGTAGCAGGCAATCACAGGGTCGGTCCTCGACTCTGCAGATGCAAAGTTCAGAGCGTCTAGCGTCGCCGCCTGCCCCACTTCGGTCCATCCATACGTGCCGTTACTGTTCGGGAAGAAAATCCGCGTTCCCAAGTAGCACCCTTGGGCAGTTGTCGGAGAGTCGGGGACCGCCGCGTATGCGAGCGTCGCGAGCGTGACGACATTCCAGCCTTCGGAATGCATCACCACGACTTGAGTGTCGTTTGCCTCGATCGTCACTCGGCCGCTTCCGGGAACCGTCCCGACAAGCGTAGAATTCCCAGATGCGTCAACTCTAAAAAGCTGGCTCCCTGAAACAATCCAGCCGAAGCCGGAAAACACGCGCCCCCCGCGCAGCGGGCCATCGCCTACAGTCGCCCATAGCACCCTGCCCGGACGCTGGAATAGCATTCCGTCTCCGGCCGATCCGGGGGCCGGCGGCTCAAACAGCAGGTTAACCCGCGTTTGCGCCGATAGCTTTAGGGACCGCGCTTTGTACGCAGGGCCTAGAAAGTTCGTTTTCATTCACTACAACCGTTTCGGACTCCGGGAAGGTGCCCGTAGTCTGCCGGAGCAATCGCGAAATACCGCTTGCGCAACGCCTCCATGGAAGATTCGGCACGCGACAGCACGTCGAGGCCGAGCGTCATCCCGTACTCTGGGGCAAGGCGCACGGCAAGCTGCAGTGCAATTGCAGTCTTGTCCTCCCTCCCGATATTCAACTCGCTGGAAAGCGTTTCCGCGCTGTACTCGGGCAGCCCCACCTCGTCAACGTGCCATTCCGCCAGCATGTCATTCAAGTACTCAAGCGCAGTCGCCGAGTCCTCGGCCCTCGCCGTTTCACCAATGGCAATCACGCCAAGGACTCGGAGCGATTGTGTCGTGATTTCGCTTGCGATCATTCCTGCCTCCGGAGGAGGGGAGGCGCTAACCTCCCCTCCCGTTTTTCATCAGCCCATAAGAATCGCAGCAAGCTCGGGATAAAGCGTCTTGACACCATAAAGCGTGTCAATTCGGATGATGTCCTCATCCGTGTCAATGTCGTAATCCTTCACGACGCGCACGGAATAGCCGTTGTGCGTTTCTCTCGCCTTGAACGCCGCACCGTCCGGAAGCTCCAGCGGGCACGTAACAAGACCGAAGGCGTTTTTGTGAAACGCAAGGTTCGCAACGTAATTGCTGGAGACGCGAGTGATCGCCGCATTATCCGCAGGGGCGGCGCTCACCGTCTGGAACGGGCCGGAAGTGATGATTGCGGGAGAGATCGTAATTGCAGCCTGCCCGCTTCCGTTCGCCGTCGCGTCTGCCTGCACAACAAACTCCTGCAGCGTCGCGAGGGCTTCCTTGCTTACCGGGTTGACGGCAAAGACGCCTGCGATGGTGAACCGATCGCCCGAAAGGCATGTTCCAGTCGTGACGGTAAGGCCATCAATATTCAACGTCTGCGACGTGCTGCCGTAGGCGTGCGAAGCGTTCGCATAGGTCACGCTTTGCGACGCACCGTTAACAAGCGGAGTTGTGCCCCACGTTCCGACAGTGTGCCTACGGATGTTCTGGTCCATGTAGGTATCCATGTTCGCGATAGGGCCCATGGACCGGCCGCGAATGGCGCCCTTGACAAGCTCCGGGTTATAAAGCGACTTCAACATGTCCGAGACATTGAAGGCGCCTTCCGGATTGAGCACCAAGCGGCGATCCTCCGCAGGAACCGCGGCATTATCCAGCCGAACGCTAGGGGCGCCGATCTGCGCATACGTTGCCGGAGTCGTCCCGGCGGTACCGACATAGTGAAAGATGCCGCGGTAAAGCGCACACAAATCCGCGTCGATCTGGTTAGCAAGCGCGATTGCAGCGGGACGGATATACCGCTCGCTGTACTCCTCAATTGTCATCGTCAGGTCGTGAGTGCTGAACTTCCACGACACATGCTTGCGCTTGTCGATGGTGAACGGAGTGTTGGCTTCCTGCACGTCCTGATTAACGCGGGTCGCGCCATCAGATGCGACAAATCGCACAGGCTTCCTGACGTTGACTGTAGAGCCAACCTTGACAAATTCGTCCTTGTACTCGCGGTGAACCAGCTTGCCCATGACAAGGTTGTTTTCAACCTGCATGAGCGTTTCCTTGGCAATGATGCTAGGGGTGATAAGTGAATTCGGCATTTCTCAGTCCTCAATTGCTCTGTTGGCGATATGCCTTGTATTCTTCATAGGTCATTTCGCCAACGGGTTTAGTTGACCTCGCTCCACCGCCAAGCGTCGGAACCGGCGCGGGGGCGTTGGATACGGGTTTGGTTTTCGGCGCGGAGACTTTCGCCTCGATGCGCCCGATCTGTGCAGCGGCCATATGCGGCGGCAGTCGAGAAATGCGATCCGCTTCGTCCAAGTGCTGAGCGAGATAATCCAAAACGGCGGGTCCGTGATCGGATGTCGCCAAAATCTCGCCAACAGCTGGATTAAAATTTACGGTCCCCATAAGGGACTGGACGCGGTCGAAATAGCCCGGGCTTTGAGACGCAAAGGCCTGTTCCCGGGCCTCAAACTGCTGTAGCAACTGCGCTTCATATGCCTGCTGCTGCTCTTGCCTAATCTGCGCCTGCGCTTGTTCGTAGGCGGTGCGCGATACGTTTTCCGTCAGTGCCTTGCCCCACTGCTGCAAATCCCACCCAAGTTCTGACGGATCAGGGATTCCGGCCTGTTGCTGGGGCTGCGGGGTTTGACTCCGCATGAATTCAAGCTGCTGACGCAACTCGTCGCGCTCGCGCTCGGCTTGCCGCCGGGCACGGGTGATTTCATTGACTCGCTCTTGAGGGACGAAGCGACCTTTATCGTCGCGTTCCTTCTGGTCCTGAGTCTGCTCCGCGGTCGCGTCGGAACTTACCGGTGCCGGAGCCTCGGTTTTTTCGACCACTGCGCCATTTTCGGCGTTTTCGATACCACTCATTGCGCATCCTCCAAGGATGATTTAGCCCGGAAGCCGTCCGGTTCGGTCACGCTGCGAGCAACAGGAAAATCACCGCTTCTTCTTCGTCTCTCTCGAACTCAAGACGCGCCATGTAACGGTCAAACTCTGCTGCAAGTTCTTCGATCAGGGCCCTGACCGCGTTTTGCGCAGTCAGGGCGATCAATCTTGCGTCCATATCGGCCGGAATCGGCTGCATTTTCAGCAACTCATCCAGCCGGGCTAGGTACTGCTGTCGCTCTTGCTCCTCAAATGCGGCCAAGGCCTCGGCCGCTTGACGCTCGGCCTCCTCCTTAACCGCTTTCGATACCTTTTTCCTGCGAACACCAAGCCCCCAGCCGCCCACAATCTGAGTCGCGGGCTGTTCTTCGCCACTCAGCAAGCCGGTTGCGAGCCAAAGCGTAATCATGCGTAGTAAATCGCTCCGATTACGTCGTTAGCGGATACCGCGGTCGCGTCAAGGTCTGCAATCGCGTTGGTGATCGCGTATGAGATTCCTGCCGCATGGCCAATCCCAACCGGGAATGATGCACTAATGCTTGCATTCGCCGGCAACACGATATTGTAAACCGGAACCGATGTCCCAACCGTCGGCGCTGAGGCGAGGTTGTAAAGACGCACAACTTTGACCGCGGCCGTCGTGTTTGTCAGCTGCCAGCCAAGGACGCGCCCCGCGGAAGCCTTGACGCTCGTCGCGTTGGTGCTTGCTGCGCTGGCAACCTTGGCGACCGCCGCCGCGCCTGTCGCGTTTGCTCTCGCCTGCAGGCCGAAGTCTGCGGCAAGGTTAGACCCCGCCCCAAGGGTGGGAGCGCCAGAAATCGAAACAGTCCCGCTGATCGGCTGGGCCGCAACAGGGTAATTGGACGCCTGAACTGCGCCGCGAACCTGCAGCGAAGTTGTCCCCGCGGTCGCCGCAGTGGTCAGCCGCAGTCGGAGGAATCGCGCGAGCACAGGGGTTGTCCAAAGCCCGGCGGCGTTGAATGTGGTGGCCGCGGCCCCCGCAGGGGTCATGATCGTGGCCGCTACGTAGGTTGCCCCGTCATTCGACCATGCCGGAGTCACAACCCCGGACGTGCCCATGCTGACGCACTGGATCGAAACGCCCTCCAGACCTTGGCAGTCCAAAACGATCAGGTCGGTATTGATCGATATTGCGCCCGCCTGCGAATAGTTCGCCGTCGTCATGTTCGGCAGGGCGACAGGAATCGCAGACTGATTCGAGGCAATCACGACCGGGGACGACGAAGCCATCACTGCCTGCCCCGGCGCTAGCGTCCTGTCTGCGATGGTCTGCAGTGCGGGGTTCTGGACCTCGACCGGAACAGGATTCGCCCCGTCCACCTCGGCCCCAGTGGCATCAGTCAGCATGACCGCGCCCACAAACCCGCCGCCCGTCTGACGGCCCGCAAGCGCGTCCGTGCCGGCTCCGGTGTTGCCCTTTGCCACCAGCGAATCAAGCGCCATTCACGGCCTCCACAATTTCAGCGCCGACCACTCGGCCGGACTGGTCTCGAATCACCTGCATGGTCTTTGCCGTAGGCCTAGACAACTCGGACAACATCACAGTCATTTGTTCCATCATCGCGGACTGTTGCGCCAACAGGGTGGCGGCCTGCTCAATCAAGGCTTGAGCGGCCAGCATCGCGGCTGATTCGCCCTCATTTCTCTGCTCTGAATCGGACACCGTCGCTTCTCTGGTATCCAATTCTTCCTGTTTCGCCCCCTGCGACATGCTCGCCTCAAGCTGAGCGGCCTTCAATTCGGCCTGCATGCGCTTGAAATTGGCGTCCAGCAGGGCCTTGTCCGCCGCAATCTGCTGCTTCTCTGCGTCGGTCGCCGCCTTTTCCTGCGCAACCTGCTGCGCGGCCTGCTCTAGCATCTGCTGCTGCTGCTGCGCTTGCTCCATCATCATCTGCGCCTGCTGCATGGCCTGCATGGCCTCTGGCGGCAATTCCTTGCCCTCCGAAAGCTGCTGCTGTATCGGCGGCGGCAGCAGCATTTTCAACCGCTCTGCGGCTTCATCCGCCCCCGGGAAGTCAAGCGCCTTGACGATCAGGTCAGGGACCGCCTGAGCAATCATCGGGTTCCCCTGCCCAAGCTGCGTCAGCGCGTCGACGAACTCCATGCGGAGGGTGTCATAGCTGGGGCCAGACGACACGGTCACGTCATACTTTCCTGCGGACAGGTCATTGATCTTGACAGGGCGCCCCGTCTGACGATCCATAACCTCCTGATATAGCGTCTCCAGTTTCTCGGCCCCGTCCTTGCCGATGATTCGGATCGTGCGCTGAGTGTCATAAACCTTTGGCAGCGCCGACACAAGGATTTCGCCGGTTTTGCGAATCCCGTTACTCAAGTGGTCCTGATAGTCAAACGTCGCCGTGTCGCCTTCCTGCTGCCGCGCAAGAATTGCCCTCCCGCTGGTCTCATTCGAGCGGGCGCCGAGCGACGCATCATGTATGCCGTTCGCAGACTTGAGCATGTCAACGCCGACTTCCGACAGTTGCAAGAACGTCACCGGCACATCCGGCATCGGCTCACGAATCGGCCTATTGCCCGGCGCCATAGGGTCGGGAGTGTACGGCAGGAATATCGGGTCCTCTGCTGCTGCGCGCTCCCATTTGGCCTTTATGCCCGGGCCCTCTAGCATCTTTGCAGTGACCATGTAAGGAACCTTCGGCACCTTGGCGACGGCTTCCTGCGCAGTGGTCAGGTTATAGTTAAGCATCCGCTGGGCGTCTTTGGCCCATCGCACCATGCCGCACCACGTCCACTTGCCTTCAAACTTTTGCTTGTTGGCCCACACGCACACAATCGGGATGCGGTGAAAAACCGTCTCATGCGGGCCGTCAATCTCCTCTGCCCCTGAGCAGATGGACATGATGACCTTGTGCTTAGTCGTCACGCGGGTTTTCTGGACGGTGACGCCTTGCGCCTCCAGCTCGTCTATGGCGTCAACTATCTCGGCCATATCAACCGACCGGCCGTCACTCAGTAGCGCAATCTCGCACTTATACGGGACCTTGCGATAGTAGGCGACAACGCGAACCTGATCCTCGCCGAACCAAGAAACAAGGCTTGTCCTGCGGGCGGCGTCAAAGCTGACCACCCTTGCGTCCGGGTACATCGCTTCAAACGCGCTGCGGGAATAGGTCCGCTCGATGAACCCGAAAGACGGATCATCGTGATTATCAGGATCGATCCAGACCGAGTTAATCGGGTCATCGATTGGCTCAATCGCCAAGTCCTGATCCCATGCGTCGTTAGCAGTGTAGCGGGTTGTCACCAGCCACGCGCCAAACCCGACAGCCGTCAAGTACTCGAATGCCGAGTCATAAGCGCGGTCCGCGTTGCTCGTTTGCTCGATATTCTTCAAGATTCCGGCGCGAAGCTCTGCGCCCTTGGCGTCTCCATTCTCGACAGGACGGACCTTGATCGACGGTCTGGCCCGCTTTTGATCGTTAACGACTTGGCGCCAGTGAGCGCGAAGGACCGGGAATTCATAGCACGGCCGATTGCCTCGACGCAGGCGCCAAGCATCTTCCCATTGCGCGCCCCGAACGGTCAGGAAACGCCAGTCCTCCGCCGCCGTGTCGCGGTTCTCCCGGTCGGCGTCAACGCACAAGTCATAACGCTTGCGCATCGGCTGCATGGGGTCAGACGCGGTCTTTTTCTTGGTCATGCCCATTCCGACACCGGGTTAAAGCTGCTGAGGTCGAAGCTATCCGCATCGTTAGTCATTTGCGGCGCGCACAATGCCATGTACCTGAACATATCGGCGCCATGGCTCCATTCGTCATGCAACGGCGACGACGCCTCGCCTGTCGTTGTCGGAACTTTTCGGCGATAGCGACGGAGGCACTGGATCAAGCGCGCGCACTCGCTTTTGTCGACGTACAGCTGGCCAAATGCCATGCGCGCATTCTTAATTCCAGTTTCGACCGGTTGGTTAGGAGCAAACTCAACGCGCCAGCCAAGCCCCTCTAGCCATTGCCTTGCGCTTTTCCCGGTCTTGTAGTCGCCATGCGCGCCATCATGAGGTAGGTACACAGTCCCCCAGTTGTACCGCAGCTGCCTAAGCGCATCAGAGTACCAATCAAGCGTCTTGTGGTCATCTTCAATGTACTTGATTACCCTAAGGCTAGAGACATGGCGTTGCACAATACCCACAGCCATCTTGTCGTTCCACCCGAGGTCGAAAACGACATGCGCTTTAAGGCTCGGATCGTAAGGGACAAGGTTAAATCGCCCTTCCTCTTCGGCTTTTGCAACTTCGTCCGCATAGATGGCGCCGGAAACAGCGGGGCGACATTTCCCCTCCCATATATTTTCATAATCAGCTTTCGGCATCCTAGCCAGTGCGTCCAAACGCTCGCGCTCCAGAACGGGAGGGAACCAAGGGTTATCCCGGTAGTTGACCGATACAACGACAGAGTCCGTGGGCGGGTTAGCAATGAACCTCACCCACGTCTCGTCTGTATCCAACTCGGGGTTAAGGCTCACCCAAATTTCAGAGCCATCCTTTCGGATGGTTGGAATCAGGATGTCCCAGCTACGCTTACTTACCGCCTGCCCCTCTTCGACCCACGCGATGTCAATGCCTTCGTATGACTTGATCGAGTCAACCGTGTGATCCTGCAGCCCAGCAAACAAAAACTCAGTCCCGTTCTGGCCACGAATTACGGTTTGCTGGACTTCATAAAACCAGCCGAGATTATGTTTCTTGATTCTGTCGGCAAGAAGTTTGTGGACAGAGTCCTTGATCGATTTTTGAATCTCTCGGAAACAGCCAATACGCAAGGGCCTCTGCAGCCCTTGAACCTCTAACGCGTCGGCAAACGCCCATGACTTCCCGCCACCACGGCCACCGTAGGCGACCTTATAGCGGTGTGGCTCGAAAAGGAATCCGAGCTTTTCCGGGATGTCAATCTGCAGGTCTGACATGGTTAATCGTGATCGCGCCAATGACAGGGCTTTCGGGGTCGCCCTGAACCGATAGGGGCAGCAAGCGAGGATAAATCTGCGACCAGAACGCCTTTTCGTTGGCAGGGTCGGCCTTTGCCCACGCCACCAACCTATCGCAACCGCCCAACTCCTCCGCAGCCTGCGCAATCACTTCTTTTGCCGCTTTGCCGATCTTATTCGCAGACCCGGGAGGACGGCCGGGGCCTCTCTTGGGGAGCGTCTCAGGGGTGCCGTTAATATTCATCCGTTACTAAACTGCAAGGTTCAGTTATTAGGGAGGACCCAGCGGTCCGCGATTAGGGTTTCGCCATTCGACAGCGTCACCGTGTTTCTGACGCGCCCCGTATGCTCGCCCAGCATGGCTGTAGCCACGTAGCCCGTGAGGGATGGGCTTGTGGCACCCTCCCACTCGCTTGACGTGACAGTGGCGCCTCTGCGTTTGCAGACGGCCGTCCAGTCGCTCCTAAGCGCGACCGTCTCGCCGTCAATAACCCGCACCTCTTTAAGCCTCATAGCAGGCCCTGCCCTCTGACTCCGGTATAAATCGACTGGGGCGCCATGTGGATGCCCTCCATCATGGCCGTTGCGGCTTCGCCCGTGATCCCTTGTCCGCCCCAGCTGCGCATGCCACGCGCTCCTCCCATATTGGGGATCGCCAGATTCGGGCGCGCTGCCGTCACCATGTTGGGCTGCACAACCTGACTCCCATCCCAGCGCAGGGGTCCAGAGCGCTCGGGCAAACGGAAAGGGATCGGTGCCGCCGGGTCTAGCGGCGTCTGCGTGATCGTCGAAGGGCCAGAGCTTGGCTGGCCAAATGTCGGCTTAGCGAAGTTTGTCGGCCCGGACCAATTTCGAGTGTTGTCCATCCGAAAGTTTCGGAAGCCATCGGTCAGCAGGTGATAGAGAGTGCCACCGCCGGGCACTACAGCCCCAATGCCTGCGCCGATCGCGCCTTGCCGAGTCCCCGCAGGGTCCCATGTCCCATAGCGGAAATTGTACCCGCGATTTCCGAGGAAGGCCCGATCCGCAAGCTCCATCAGCAGCCTGCGGCCTAAGCCACCCTGTGCGCCGGGCTTGTTTAGATCGGCCATGGCTTACCGAGCGTCCGGAATGCCCAGCAACGCACGACGCGCAGCGATGATCGCCTGCTGCACACCCATCAGCACCAAAGTACCGCCGACACTGGCCGGGTCCACCTTGGCCGATACTGCGCCTAGCACGGCCTGCCCAAACTCAGGCGACGCCAGAATCGCGCCACCGGTCGCAGCAGCAATGCTGCCAGCCCACACGCCCCACTTCTTGAAGATCGAACGCTTCGGCGGCGGGCCGCCAATCACGATAGGAGTGCTCATTTCTTGCCCTCGGTTGGATTAAGGTTTTCCGGACGCAACTCCGGGTATCTCTGCCATAACATGTTGTTGTAGTCCTGAGCCCGCTCAATCTTGCGATTGGAATCCCGCTGATCGTTACGCATGTCGATTACCAGCAAGAGGCAAAACAAGGCCGCACAGACCGCTACCGCCACCCCCCACCCGCCCATGTTGACCGTGATCGTGGCCGTCCCCGTATTTGCTCCAACGGCCGGCGGAACCTGTCTTAGCTCCTTCACGTCCTGAATAAGACGCTCCAGCTTGTCTTGACGTGCCTTCACGTGCTGCAAGACTTCATGGTCAGTGGCCATTCCGCTGCACCGCCGGCACTTCAAACTTGTCCAAAATGATATTAAGGTCTAGGCGCTGCGTCTCCAGCTCCTCTAGCGCCTGATCCAGCTTTGCATTCATGGGCACAAATGCCGCGTCTACGGCCTTACGGATGGTGTCCTCCAGCCCCTCCTTACGCTGGAATTTCTCTTCGACCTTGAGTTCGAGCGCAGCGACAGCCCGGTCATTGTCCAAGGTCTTTTTACCAAGGTATGCGGAGACTGCGCACAAGGCCCACACCGCATAATCCGATATGGTCTCGACGGCCATCAGTCGATCTCCTTCAGCCACGTCGCAACATCAAAACTCGGGCACGCCTTCTTGACGCCCGGCCAGTCGCGATGCCCCCTAACCTTGATTCCGGGATACTTGGCGCGGTATTCGAGCACCAGACGGGCCATGGCCTCTTTCTGGGCCGGCGTCCGCGTGTCCTTCGGCTTGCCGCCCGCGTTCAGGCTTTCCGTCCCGCCGACGTAGCAGATTCCAATGTTTCCAGTGTTCGCCTTGGCGACATGCGCGCCGCGCTGATCGTCTCGCAAATGACGGACTGCGTCGCCGTCCAACTCAATGACCCAGTGGTAGCTAGGCTGGCCGAAGCGCGCAATATCCCACCGCCGGACCTCGTCCGCGGAGTTGTCGCGCCCCTCGGGGGTCGCGGCGCAATGGATCGTCAGAAAGCGGATCGGGAGCATCAGCCGGGGTTGTTCTGTTTCTTTGACTTGCCCAGAAAACCCGGATTCTCCCTTGGCGCCGGCCTTCTCGGCGGAGGGGCTTTCTTCGGTGGCGGAGCCTTCCTCATTGTCGCGTTCCCGGTCCTAGTTCGGCCGAGAATACCATATTGCTGTCAAAAATGGAACAGCCCACCCCTGCCCGAGGGTGCAGCGATCAAGGCCCTTGCACTGCTGATCGCGGCCAAGGGGTCGGAAAGAGCCGCAATCGAGTACGCGTTCACACTCTGCAAAAAAGAACAAGGCCCCGAATAGGGGCCTTTTCCGCTTTTAAGCTGCGACTCTTCTGCACTGCCACGCAACCCCGCGCCACAGGCTGTCCGCAGTCGCGCAGTGCGCAATCTCGTGCGGGAATAGCACCCAATCGCCGCGGCCCAGCCCGGCGAAACCCTCGCCACACTGCAGATAAAAACGTCCGCGCCGCGGCTCTTGCAAGAGCCAAAATAATGACGCCTGATCGCGTGCGGGCGGTTCAGGGCCTATGCCAAGCCAAACATCCGAGTGCGGCTCCACGCACCGCATGGCTAGGGCAATACCTGTCGCCCTGTCCACCTCCCAGCCATCAATCGGCGGCGGGTCAATATCGACCCGAGACACAAAAGAGTCATTCGCTCTCTTGCGGACCTTAGCCAGCGCCCCGCGCGGGATGCCGGCGCTACCTGTCGCGATTATCATGCCTTCCTCCTTATCTGCGACCCATTCGCAGAACTGAATGTTCCCGCTGCGGCTTTCGCCTCTCCTTACACCGGGAGGATGCGGTGTAAGACCGGCCCAGCGGGAGGCCGTAGGGTGGAACAATGCGGGCCGGACTCGAACCGGCATGACCATACCACCGCGGAAGCTCTATATGCTCACCGGGAATCGAACCCGGACCACATTGTTTGGTATGGGATGAGGGATTCGAACCCCCGACCTCTCGGCCCCAAACCGAGCGCACTACCAGACCGTGCTAATCCCATGAATCTAGTGCCCCGTATGGCCGGGGCCACGCCTGACTAATCGGCGCAAGTGGAGTCACCACAAGCCCGGAAACTTGGCGGCCTGTCCGCCTCACGGGCCCTTGCTGGGAGTCGAACCCAGTTCCACGCCTTGCTGCACCTCGTCGCGTGTCTATCCACGCCGCCGGGGTATTGCTAGGGCCGCCCACTGCCAAGGGCTATTGATCAAGTTACCAGAGCACACAAGGTCTTGACCTACCTTGGTGATGCTCCGCAGTGGGCGGTATTGCTACGGCCACTAGGGCCGGTTAAACGTTGGGGTGGCCGGATGCGAGCCCGGCATTGAAGGTGGAACTCGAATCCACGTCGCACGGTTTTGGGCCGCCGCTCTACCATCTGAGCTACATCATCGGGCTTTGTTCACCGGGCCTAGAAACCCCGTCACCATCGCCTGTAGCGCATCGCCTACGCATTCACCCCAAACAACTTTCGGACGGCCCCGGGCGGTTGGGGCTTGGCTGTCGCGGGAGTCGAACCCGCTTGCGTTCTTGCTGCTCAGCCTTTGCAGTCGTGGGACCACCACCGAACCCGGAATCGAACCGTCTGCGCGTACCTAAGCGGGTCGCAACCCCGCAACGTCCGAATACCTGAACTCTATCAGTTTTCGCCCTCCTTTTCAAGCGGCCGGTATTCAGCTCGCTGCCCGTCTACCGTCCGCGCAGACTGTTCAAAATACGCCTGACGCTCCGTTTCGTCGATCATCTGCATGATGACAGGCGGGCCTACTACTGTACGGGCATACATCATTGCTCTTTCTCCTTTGGCTCGAAGTAGCGGCCGGAGGGGCCGCAGTCGCCGTGAGGCAGTCGTGCACTCAATGCAACTGAGGTCGCTACTTCCGGGCAGGCACAACCGCTAGGCCAGCACCTGTTAGCCGGTTCAAACCACTTGCACCCACGGCAATCCGGCGCGGCCTTGTCGGTGGTCATCCCCGCAGCTCCTTTGGCTCGAAATAGCGGCCGACCGGGCCGCAGTCGCCGCGCGGGCCCCGAGCGCGACCCGACGCGATCTGTGCGACCTTCCGCGTAGCGCAAACGCCGTTGTCCCACCACTTGCACCCACGGCAATCCGGCGCGGCCTTGTCGCTGCTCATGCCGGCTCTTCCCCTGAAAGTACGGCTTGGCTTTGGCGAAAAAGCTTTGCCCGAGTGGCAGAATCGACAGGCGTACCGTCGCGCCATCTCGGATCAGGCTCAGAAAGCCATTCGATACGCTCCCTGTGGTTAGCCATGCTTTCGGACACTCTTGCGGCCTGCAATTCAAAGGCCCTTGCAGATTTGTTATCACTGCTCATGCGGCACCCCCGATGCGATGAATGGAGGCTCGGCGGCGATAGCGTGAAATCACCGGGACACGTCCAGCCTTCCGGAGCGACTCGTCGGAAGCCCTCAAATTGAAAGCCTGCCTGAGAACTGCCTCATCGTTCCCCGGGTTTCGGAGTGCAAAAAGCCGAGATTGCTCCAACGACAAGCCGGGCTTGTCCAAATCGCCCCATTGGTCCCGGTGCGATTCAATCACCGCCAGCACATCCACGTCAGCCCAGGGCGCGCTCATACCGCATCCCTCGCGTCCACTCGATTCTGCGCGCTGATCTCGTCGCATTCGCGGGCGAAGTCGAGTTGCAGCTCGGCCAAGACGAGACCGGCAAGGCGATTGGTCAGCAACTCGATACCCTTGTCGTGAGCCGCGGCGGCGCCGGTCATTTCGCGCGGGGCGGCGTCGGCGATGGCGGACACGGCCAGAATCATCAGGTCCTCGGTGGTCACCCACTGAACCGAAATCAGATCGCGCAACTTAGCTTTCACGCGGTCGGTCGTGATCCAGTCGCAAAGGGCATCGTTGTAACGGTCCGCGCGGTCCTGCGCTGATTCGTGGCTGGCCAGATCGGCCTCGACGCTTCCCATTTTCCCATCTCCCGCCGGCACCCCGCCGGCTATGCGTCCATCTTACGCCGACACTTGGGCTGGTCAACGTCACCGGCAGAATTCATCGTTCTGAATGTGGAACGCTCGCCGGCTTGTAATGGCTGCACTCACCGCCCGGCTTGACCGAAACCGCGATCTTGTGCCGCCGGGATTCGGTCAGCTGATTCATGGGGTTGTGCGCGCACGTATGGCCGTTCTTGCACAGGTGAGGATTGTTGCACGTGAAAGGTAGGCCGCTCATGTCTCAATCACTCCAGCGGCCGCTAAGGCCTGATCTACGGTTTCGACAATGTGAATTTCGCCGGGCCACCATTCATGAAATGCCCGCTGTTTCGGCGTCAGCTTGCGGGCGCTAGGAGGCTTGGCGCCGTCCTTGATCTCCATCAAAAGATGCTCGCCTGAATAGCGAGCCGAGCACGCTCTTGCCTCAGCGAGCCGAGCGGGCGCCATACCAATGTCTGACGCATAGAGCCCATGCGGCGTCCATACAAGCAAGTCAGGGCAACCGTTACCCATAGGCGCCAGTGACAAGGTCTCGCAACCATGCGCCCTTAGCGCGGCCACAATCTCAGCCTGATTAGCATCAGTTTTTGCGGGGCGAAATATTTTCTTACTCATATCGACCGCCTCCAAGGCTCACGATTTACAGGGCCGGCCCAGCTAGCAAATACCCTGTTGCCCTCTGGGAAAGGAGCATCTATTGGCAGCAACCTAACCCCTTCAAACGGCCCCATTTGCCTGATCCTGTCGCGCTCAGCGCGGGCCTGTTCTTCTTTTCTCTTTTTGCCACGACGACAGTCAACGCAATACAATGATCGCTTGCGCTTACCTTTCCTCGTCTCAATCGGATAGCTCGGTTCAGGGAACATCAGCTTGCATCCTCTGCACTGGCACTCGCTCACTTTTTGATTACTCCGATTAGCTTTTCCTGCCAAAGCTCGACGATATAGGATCGCCATGCGCGTTCCCATATTGCCCGCTTTTCCTCTTTGCTGAACATCCGCCCTTGGTCTAGCTCTCGGTGGCAGCAGCGGCAGCCGGGAACGGTAAAAATGTCGTGCGCCTTCATGCCGCCGCCTTTTCCGTAGTCCGCCCAGTTCGCGTGACACGGCTCGCCATCTCCGCCTTCGCACACACCATCAATCCGAAGAAAGCACCCGAACCGATAGGATAGATCGAGGAAAGCCCTGTCCCGAATATTGCTATGCATCTTCCCGCCTCTTGATTTTGTAGTTTGGATCGGGGTCCGGGATGATGACTCCCTGCCTCGCCCCTACTCGCTGCACAAACTCGACGTAATCCCAAAACGTTTTCCCGTCGATTACGTCACACTCTCCGTTCTCATCTTTCGTCGTGGTGCGGATCGGGACATCTACCGTTTCACCGCCCGGGACACGCTTAGGCTTCCATCCCCAAAACTGACCGCACAAGTATTCGTGCACGTCGTCTTTTTCGTACCCCGCATGCCGGGATAGCATGTCAATCGCTACGCCCCACAAATATTTTAGCTGATCCGGCGTCCTCTCGGGGCGCGCAATCGACACGCGGACGTTGATCGGCTTCCCCAGGCAGTAGTCGCGCAGCAGCCTAACGACGCGCTCTATGTCGCGGTCGCGATCCTTTGGCGGCAGGGTAATACAGTCAGCCATTCGCTAAACTCTCATATTCCAAACCCTTACCGCACCGGAATCGGTGCCATTCGGCGGGCCTTGCGCCCCACAGGTCTGGCACTCGACGTAAGCGTATGTGTTAAACCCACCCCAATTGAGGCGTGCCTTTTCCGATCCGCAAAACGGACAGGCATTTGCGTAATCACCCTCATCTGTCAGTGATTCGCTCACCTCCTCCTCCCGCTCAATGCATCGATAATTGCTTGCTGTCCGTCAAGCCTCTTGCAAACCTGCTCCGCAATCTCCGAGTGACTGGCGCCGACAATCCCAAGCCGCCTCATGATTTTTATCATCGCGCCTGCCCGTGTCCCCGGATCGGACTGAGCCGCCACGTAACCAGCCTCAAAGCCGGCCCTGAATTCGTCGCTCCACTCTGGGTTAAGCTTCATTTTCTGCGTCCTCTGGCGGCTGACCTCCCGCTCACTGCGAGCACCCAGCGCAGGATTGCGTATGCTTCGTTGGTCTCGTGAACCATGAACGCTGTGGCGACCCGTAGAGACCTCCACGCCGCCCGCGCCATCTTAGGCTTCTTGCGGTGCAGGCTCATGTCAGGTACTCGATCATATGTGTGGGATGATAGTTTAGAGAGTAGGCTCTGCCATCCAGCCGGATACGCAGGTGCGCCCCGCGGGAACCTGTGATTGTGCCGCCGGTCTTTCTCACGACGCGACTACCTACGCCGACATACTCCACAACCACAACGCGCGCGCCGCGTTTTGCCGGCACTCCGTAGGTGTCTCGAATGTATTTCATACTCATGACTTACCCCCGCGATCGGCGAGGATGGCGGCGTCGATTGCCGACCTAACCGCATCAATATCTCCAGTCCGGTATGCGTCTAGGATTCGGCGGTGGTTTTCTGATTGTGGCTTCAGCCATTCGCTTACCTGCCAGACAAACCGCTCAGCATCCTTCCGCATCTTTTCAGTTTCCGCGAGGATGGGCCGGCCAAGCTGGCCGCATGCGTTGTAAAGGTCCACCGCCTCCATGCCGAAGTTAAAGAACAGGGCTTCGCCGCGGTCGCGGAAGAAGTCGCGGAACGCGCGCATCCTCTCGGCCTCCGCCCGCGCCTCATCAAGATCGCGGCGCATGACCTCTATCAATCCGGCAAGATCGTGCGGCGTCTCATGCGCGCCGCGCGTGTGCCGCCCCGTCTCGCGGATGACCTTTGCGCATGCGTCTACGATCGCCCGCGCCTCGTCACGCTCGCGCTCTGCGGTCTCCGCTCGAAGCACAGTCCGCTGCGCTGCCTTGATCGAATCATAATCGCCGTAGACGAATAGCTGTCCCGCCCCATCGCCGACGCCCATCCTATAGCGCGTCTTGAGTTTCAGAGCATCCAACTCCGCACGCAACGCCGAAGT